GACTTGGATGTAAAGATTAAGCACAAGACGCGCGAGCAGGAAATGGTTGCACGCATGGCGCAGAGCGGAAACGTTTCGAACGCCGAGCAGCGCGAAGTTGAACGTGTTCACGGCGCGTTTTCAATCAGCCGAGCCGTAGCACAAATCGCCAACGGCCGCAACTTGGAAGGCGCGGAAGCTGAATGGGCGCAGGAAGCCGCGAAAGAGGCGCGTTCACAAGGCTTGCAGATGACTGGGCAAATCGCTATTCCTTCAATCGCTTTGCGTGCTTTGGGTGACGCTGATGAACACTCAGCCACTACGGGTTCAGGTGCTGGAGCAGTTGCAACTGTTGTACCTGCTGCTATCGAGGCTTTGCGAGCGCCAACCGTAATTGAAAGCTTGGGAGCTACTGTAATTCGTAACGCTGCTGGCAACTTGCAATTCCCACGAATCGCAACCAAGGCGAGCGGAACGGGTGCAACGGAAGCCGAGGCAAACTCTGCATCAGGTTTGGATATGGATGCCGTAAATATGACGCCTGAGCGTGTATCTGCGAAGACCACGTACACAAAACAACTCATTCTCCAGGGAGGAGTCGGCATAGATACGCTCATCGCCAACGATTTGAGCGCAGCGATGAACGCGTTTATTGACGACCGAGCGTTTGACGTGATTTTGGCCGATACCGATGTAGACGACCAAACAACCGCAGGTGCAACCAATACAGATATGACGTCTGCACTGGCAGTAGCTATGGAGGCCGCTGTTTTGGCTGCTGGTGGAAACCTTGGCGGTGCTGCCTACGCTATGTCGCCTGAAGCGTTTAAATTGGCTAAAAACGTAGCGCAAGTTTCAAGCGTTTCTGCTTTGTACGACTTGGCGTCTAACACGTTCAACGGTTACCGAGCAGTTGCAACGCCTTACTTGGTAAATGCTGCTGGACCATTAGGACAAATGGTTTTCGGTAACTTCCAGCAAGGCCTTATCTTGGCTTACTTTGGTGGCCTCGATTTGTTGGTTGATCCATACAGCGCAGCGGGCAACGCGCAAATCACTTTGCACGTTAACCGTTTCTTCGACGTTGCTGTACGTCAGCCAGGCGCCTTGAGCATCTGCACGGACATCGAAGCTGCTCCATAATTATTAACGTGATAATTTGGGAAAGGGGCGGCTGCGGTCGCCTCTTTTTTTTGTCCTTATTTTTACGACATGATGACCGTGGAAATAACAGGCACGCCGACGCTCGACAGCGTTATAACGGTTGCCGATTTAAAGAGCCATTTGCGTGTTGACCACAGCGACGAAGACACGTTGATTGAAGCGTACCGCGACGCGGCTATAAAGTGGATTGAGGATTATTGCAACACGCGGCTGGGCGACGTAACAGCCGTGGGCTATCTCGATTATTTCAAACCTTCGCGTTTTCCGATTGGCCCGATTACGGCCATCAGTTCGGTGACGTACTTGGACACCAGCAACAGCACGCAGACGCTCGACACTGCGAAGTATTGGTACGACATCAAAACGAATGCCGCGCGAATCACGTTTGACCAAGTGCCGGACACTTACGACGACGCTTACCACCGCGTACAGATTAACATGACGCTGGGATACGCAGAAGCTGATGTGCCGGCGCCTATGCTAACGGCGATTCGTTGGATGGTAGCACACCTTTACGAGCAGCGGCAACCTGTAGCCACAGGCACCACGGCCATAGAATTACCGATTGGTTTGTACGCTATTTTGAACCCTTACCGCATCATCACCACGCCATGAGGATAGGCCAAAGCGACCGGCGCATAACAGTGGAACGATACACCACAACAACAAACGATTACGGCGAGCGCGTACAGACGTGGGCGACGCTGCTTACCGTTTGGGCCGAGCTTATGAAAACGGGCGAAGGCATGACCGAGCGAATCACGACAGACCAAGATATGCCGGTGCAGCGGCTGCGGTTTAAGATTCGCAGCAGCAGCGACAGCCGAGGCATAAAAGCGGACGATCGCGTGCTATACAATTCGAAGTATTACAACATCCAAGGCATCGAAGAAATTGGCCGACAGGACCAGCTTGTTTTGCTTTGCCAAATTTCCGGCACGTGATACACGTTCATGCACATACTACGCCGCTCGAAAAACAGCTTGCTGAGTTGCGTAAACAGGTGAAAAACGCCAAGGTCCAAAGACGTATTCACCGGAGCGCGGGCAACGTTATTAAAAAGGAGATGTACGGCAATATAGCAGACGCGAAAGAGGTAGTACGTATTCGTAGAAAATCCGGACCCGATTTAGATATACCTGTTGGCACTATGCGCAAATCTATTCGCGTGTGGTTGATTGATAAAAACGCTAATTCATATTGGGTAGGGCCGCGTGTTGGGCGGCGTATGCCTGTGGACCGTGATGGCTGGTTTGCAAACATAGTAGAAGGCGGTGACCAAAAATTTGGCCAAGGACGAAACAAAGGCGTATTTAGAAAGTCGATAATGAACGCGACGCCAAAAGCGTACAAGAAAGTGGTGGACGGATACAACCGAGCGATAAGAAAAGCAGCGAAAGCAAAAGCAAAAAAGGCATGAATATAGGCAAAGCGATATACGGCATTTTAAGCAGCACGACGGCGGTTACCGACATCGTTGGCACGAAGATATTTCCAGAGATTGCCGAGCAGGAAACGGCGGTGCCATTCGTTATTTATCAGGTACAAAGCGTGCAGCCTGAAGACACGCACGACGGACCGAGCAAGCTGGATGAGGTTCGGGTAGAGGTGCTTTGTTATGACGACGCTTATAACGGCGCGGCTGATTTAGCGAGCGCGGTGCGCGGCGCTTTGGACCGCGTGCGAGGAACGTATAACGGCGTTAACGTGGAAAGCGTACAATTTAATGACGTCGATTTTGAAATAGAGTACGATCCACGCCGATACAGTCAGGTGCTTACGTTCACCTTTCGTATTAAGCGCGATGACATCGAGATAGCTTTGGGCACGCCAATTACCGGCGCACAGCTTGGCGATTTGTCCGACGTGGAGGTAACAGGCGTAACGGATAACCAAATACTCAGCTACGACGCAGCAAGCGACACATGGGTGCCAGCTGCTGACGCGGGCGGTGCTGAGGTGCTGGACGACTTAAGCGACGTGGATGCTTCACAACCTGAAGACAACCAGATGCTGGCATACCAACAAGGCGAGTGGACTACAATTTATCAGGACGAAATCGTTTTGCCAATTTTGAGCGTTACGGGTTTGCAAGCGGCTTTGGACGCGGCGCCTGATAACTTGCGTGAGCTTACCGATGTGACAATAAGCGGGCTGACTGACGGCGATTATTTGCAGTATGATTCGGCTGCGGGCGAATGGCAAAACAGCAGCCTTATCCTTGGCCGTAACGGTGAGCAGTACACAGGCAACTACGATACGGAAGCTGGCACGTTACGTTCAGGCGCTACGGAAACGGTCGAACTGTACTATACGGCGCAGGCGGACGGTGACGGCTTAAGCGAATCGGCGTCAAGCGACACGCCTACCAGCGGTTACGATATTCGGCGAAAGTTGTACTACGCTGAGAAGGCGCAGGCAGACCCCGACACGTCAGCCGATTGGACGCAGTTTACAGCCATCGCCGACAATACGACATTCAACAACGCGAAGGCGGCTTTACTTGCTTACCTGAAGGAACGCACGGGCGGCACTGTACCGATTAGCCTCAAAATGACGTGGGAGGAGGTGAGCCAAACGGCGTACTTGCTTGACCAATCGTATGGCAGCGGCGCGGAAGCGGCGTACTCAACACGGCAACTTCGAAACGCGGCTACGGATTGTATGGTTATTCGCAGGGCATCGGATAGCACGACCACAACAATCGGCTTTGTAGATGGAGACATCGACGAGGCAGCTATTGAAACGTTCTGCACGGGCACGACTTGCACGGTCTACCAATGGCTTGACCAAAGCGGAAACGGGAATACAGCGACCGCACCGAGCACGGGAGCAGAGCCGACTATTTACACGGGTGGGGCGTTGGTGAAGGAGAACGGAAAGGTAGCGTTGGATTTTAATAAAGCTAATACACAACATTTTGAATTTACAACGGACGGGTTTGCAGGCGATTATGTAGATTTATTTTTAACTGGCTTAATTGACACGTATTCAGCCTTTGGCACTATGCTACTAGCCTCAACAACGAGTGCGAACACCTATTGGCAACTCGGCGCTGCTAATAATTATTTTGTGCAAGGCGCAGGAAGCGCTACGGCAATAGCCGTTAATAATTCAACCCGATATCTATTTAATCAATTTAGCGACGCGGCAACTATAAACGTCCATTTGTCAGGTTCAGATTTTTCGGATGCTTTTGCCGTGAGTGCCGTACCAAGCGGCTCCAGAAATTATTTAATCGGGAAATACCCGTCAGGCAATAATTGGGACTATGACGGAAGGATTCAGGAATTTATCGCTTATCCTTCACAAAGGACATCAGGCAACCGCACCTCCATCGAAGAAAACATCGGCGACTACTTCACCCAAAACACGCCACTTCTCGACACGTACTCAGGGGCGGCGGCTGCTTATTCATTGCGGCTTTTGGACTCGACGTATACAGGGAGCGCGGTAGAAGTTTACAACGGCTCGAGTTATGCGGACATCGGCTTCAACGTATTCGGCGAGTTGGATACGGTTGCACTTGCGGCGCATTGCGGAAGTAACGACGGGTTTGTTTCGGTTTGGTATGACCAATCGGGAAACAGCAACGACGCCACGCAAACGACTACGGCGAATATGCCGAAGATTTACGACGGGAGTACGGGCGTGGTGACGGAGAACGGGAAGCCTGCGGTAAATTATGGCACGGCCTCGGATAGTTATTTTTTGCAACTTGCTTCATATACATCACTTAGCTATCAATCTATTTCCACAATTACCGTCGGCTCAAATTCTAAAAGTTTTAATGCAGAAGGAAGCATTTCGTTTACGATGTTAGGATTAAATACTTCGCCGCGTTATTATCACAACATAGGGTTATCGGGTGGTCTTTATCTTTCATATAGCGCGTTGGAAGCTATACAGCTATCAACCACATCTCAAAATTCTCAATATCTCAGCACGGTTTACGCTAATAATTCCACCGCGTCCGCTTATTTCAACGGAACGAGCAAAGGCAGCGTTGCAAGCGTGTCGGGAAATTCGGCTCGCATAGCTTTAGGGTATAACGGTGGAACGTCCTACCACAACGGAAATATTCAAGAGGTCATTATTTACCCCTCCGACCAATCCAGCAACCGCACAGGCATCGAGGACAACATAAACACCTTCTACAACATCTACTGATGAACGGATATATAATCGTACTTCCAACCCCCACGCAGACAAGCGAAGCACGGGCAAAGCAAATCACGCGAGAACTATACAACATCTCGCGGCCCGTTCTCATTCAGGCAGAAGGCGAAAAGGCGTCAACCGTCTTTGGAATCGTTACGCACCCCGACGGAATCCAAAACGCTTTGCAGGTGGATACCGATTACCTCATCCACGTACACGAAGCGGCGACGCTCGAAAAGCTCACGGCGTGCTTTCCTGAACTCACCAATGACGAACGGTATCAGCTCAGCGCATACGTGCAGACCAATCACCGTTTTCCGTTTGGGCACATCATTCCAAGCACGACGACCGTGCGCGATTACGACTACATGAAAGCAGCGGGCTGGTTTACCGATGAAGATATTTAAGACCGTCGCGCTGTTTGCTTTGGCAATCGTAGCCGTCCCAATCGGGTTTGTGTACGGCATCGCGGTCGCCATCGCTCACGTCATTACGTACCCACGGACGGCAGGGCGCGAGCTGTACGAAGCCTTCCGACAACTGAGCAAAATCGTAAGCGTCATGGCGGCGGAAATGCTTAACGCGGTCCTGATTCACAAAAGCGGCATCCCGTTCGGAACGCATACCGTAAGCGCGACGCTGGGCGCCAACTACCGAGAAAGCACGCTGAAGCCGCTGGGCGAATGGTTACGCGCTACGCTTGACAGTATCGAAGCAAGGCACTGCACGACGGCAGCAGAACGCGCGGGTATTTGATGAATCAAAAATTGACTAAATTGCAGCCATGAAGGTTACAATCCAAAAAGCGTGCAAGCTACGCGGGAACAACTGGAAGAAAGGCGACACGCCAACAGTTACCACCGCTTTTGCTGAAGAGCTGAAGAAAAAAGGCTACTTAGACGCGCCAAAGAAAAAGACCGACGAAGAATCTAACGACATAACAAAAGAATAAAATGGCCATTTTTAACGGTACAGAATTGGGTGTATATATCGACAGCACGTTGATTGCAGCCGCCACCGATTGCTCACTTTCCTTGAGCATGGAAACAATTGACATCACAACCAAAGACTCAGCGGGATGGCGTGAGCTTTTGGCCGGCACGCGTTCCGGTTCCATCAGCTGCAGCGGTTTGATTGATTACACCGATGCGGACAGCAACAAAGACACAACCGACTTGTTCGCGGCATTTGAAAACCGCACGGCTTTGTCTTTGACGTTTGAAAAGGCGAACGAAGTGACGGGCGATTTGTCATTTGCTTGCACGGGATTCTTGACCAGCTTGGAGCAGTCAGGCGGCACCGAGGACACAGCGACGTACAGCGCCACGTTTGAAATCAGCGGAGTAATTACCGACACTGCAGCTGCATGATAGAAGTAAACGGCACCGACTATCCAGTGCGTTATTCTATGAAGGCGCTGAAAAAGTTTGAACGCAAAGCCAAGGTGAACGTGTTCAGCTTGTCGGACCCGTCGAAACTGAGCGCCGAGGCGTGCGCTTACCTTTGCTTCGTAGGCGTCGAATGCGGCTGCGATTTTGAAGGCGTGGAGTTTACGATGGAGCTGGCAGAATTTGAGGAGCATATCACGCTGGCTCACGTCACTCAGTGCTTCGATGTTCTCGGCGAGTACAGCGACCAAAAAAAAAGATAGACGGCACCGAAAAGCCAATAGGCTGGCCGGAAATGATACGGATGGGGATGGGCGTGCTGCGTCTGTCCCCTTCTGCGTTTTGGTCAATGACCTTTGCCGAAATAAGCTTGGCGCTTGACGGTCACCGCGAGGTAGAAGAATACCGCGAGCGATATGCGTGGGAGCGCGTGCGGTGGCTCGGCGCCATGACGTTCCAACCGCACCTAAAAAAAGGCCGTAAATTAGCCCCAAAGGATTTGATGCAGTTTCCGTGGGAGCGGCCTGAGAAGAACCGGCACAACCTTACCAAAGAGGAATTAAAGCAGCGAATTTTAGAGCGTGACCAATGGCGAAACTAAACGACTTAATTGTAACGATCGGCGCGAAAACGCGGAATTTTGACAAGGCGTTAGGCACTTCTATGAAGAAGATGCAAACCTTTGGCAAAAACACGAAGCAGCTTGGCACATCGTTATCACGCAACCTTACCGCACCAATTGCAGCCATTGGCGGCTTGGCTGTGAAAACGGCGGCCAGTTTCGAATTTGCAATGGCCAAGGTAAAAGCCGTCAGTGGCTTTACGGGTGTAGAAATTGGAAAGCTTAGAGACCAAGCAAAACAGCTCGGCGCGACTACATCTAAAAGCGCGTCCGAGGTGGCTGCGCTGCAATTGGAACTGGCCAAGCTTGGCAAAACCAGCACGGAAATTGAAGGCATGACCGAAAGCGTGTTAAGCCTTGGTATTGCTTTCGATGAGGATTTAGGAGCCGTGGCCGAAACGGTGGGCGCCACGTTAAACGAATTCGGAATTGATGCCAGCGAAACGGGCCGCGTTGCTGACGTCATGGCAACGGCTTTCGGTAGTAGCGCGCTGGACCTTGAGAATTTCCGCGAGTCGATGAGTAAGGTGGGGCCGATTGCAAACGAGTTCGGCTTTTCATTGGAGGAGACGACCGCCGTGCTGGGTACCCTTGCCAATAGTGCCATCAGCGGCGCAGACGCGGGTACCAAGTTCAAAATGGCGCTTTCTGAATTGGCTTCGGAAGGCGACGACGTTAAACAAACATTCGTTGAACTTATTAAGGGAAAGATTTCGTACACGGAAGCCATGGACGTCTTTGGTAAACGTGCTGCAATCCTTGGCCCGATTTTAGGCAAGAACGGGGAAAAGCTTGCTGAGCTTCAAACGAAGTTAGAGAATTCTGAAGGCGCGGCAATTAGCGCACGGAAGGAATTAGAGGAAACTGCAATGGGCGGCTTTGCCGCTTTGCAGAGCGCCGTTGAAGCTGCAGCCATTACGCTTGGCGAAGGACTGATGCCAACGATAAATAAAGCGGCTCGATTTATTACAGACCTCGCCAGCGGCATTGCAAACATGAACAACGAAACGCGCGAGAGCGTCATAAAGTTTGCAGCTATTGCGGCGGCAATTGGTCCGCTGCTCGTTGTGTTGCCTTCCATCATTGGCGCAATTGGTATGCTGATTAGTCCGATTGGATTGATTACCGCCGCCATCGTTGGCCTTGGTATTGCCATCGTCACCTTTGCCGATGAAATTGCGCCATACATCACTGATGTCATTAATTACTTTATAACGCTTTACAACGAGTCGACGACGGTACGCAACATAATTGGAGGCATCAAAGGCACGGCTATAGTGGTTTTTG